CGCGAATTAGCAATTTCTTGCCAAATCAAATAACGTATATTATCATTACCATCATCGTACCATCTGTTAATTATATCAAGAATAGCATAATGAATTTGTTCTGCAGCACTCCCATCGAAATGAGAATAATCACCTGCCCCTACCTTTGACGATAGAGGATTTGGATCGAACTGAGAAAGCTTCATTGCCAATTTTGTCCACTCTTCAGAATATGGATTGACTCCAACTCCTGAGTGATTGTCAATTCGATTCTTCTTCATTGATATAAAGAAAGAACCAAAGTACTTCCAAAATACAATTTGATATTCAAATTCACAAGCTGCAAACAATCTCAATTTCCCTTTAAGGACTTTTTCAATTTCTTTACGCTCGTCTTTCGGACATATCATATATACAAAGAACGGTCTAACATTCTGTCTATACAAATCGATGATAGCATCGCACTCATCAAAAACTATTTTACTATACATATTATATTCATCTGAATCACGTGGTAACGAATGCAAGATTTTCTTATAATCTTGTTTCGAACATTTCATCGTGAAACCTGAACTTGTTGATAAATTAATTCCGTTAATATCAGAGTCAATCCTAGAGCCATTAAGAACTTCATCATAAGTTAATAACCTTCTCTCCACAGGTGTGTGGCAAGAATGCTCCAGAAAATCGTAATAACTATCACGGACTTTATGTAACATATCCTCATCTATATATTTCTTAGGATAAACAAATTTAGACATAGCTAACTGCACTGGATTAATTTGCACACCATCCACATAAAAAGGACGAGTTTTAGTCGGCATCGTTAATGGTTTAAAGCCATATTTATTGTAAATGGGACTTCTAATAATCGACGAACGATTTCCTACAGTAAACTTCTTTTTGGATACACCAACTTGAGAAATTTGTGTGTAAGGAAAGTTTGATGATTGCTCAATAGCCACATGCTCACTTTCTACACAATCTACTAAGCTTTTGTAAGCTTTTAGATGTGCATCGATAACTTCTTGAGTTAACACAGTTGAGAAACCCCAACCAGTAGCATGTCCAGCAATATGAATTCCTGCGATCTTCCGTTTTTCGACGGAAGGGTTAAGTACAAAAAATACAGAACCACAAGAACCTTCAGCTGTAGAAGCCATATAAGTATAGGAATGAGCAACAGTTGTTGTTGTTCCATCATCTGATTCAACAACTACACCACTGTGTTCTTTCGCTAAACCACGCGTCTGACGCATAGCACCATCACCCAATATAAAATGTATATTTTGTTCAAATCGAGTGAGATCTTTTTCTTGTAGAAAGTAGGGTACTATATTACGTTTTTCGCTTGTTTCCTTAGGAAATTCAACAAAACAGAAATCTTGTGAAATCGAGTATTCTGTGAATTCCATACCTTCTATCATATGTTTGACTCTACAAGTAAGTTCAACATCACGCAATGTTCTTGCATCATGTGGACTCTTGCGAAGATAAACAACAGTTTTTATAAACTCGCTGTCGTCTTGACACTTGTTTAAAATTTTTCGCATGTAATGCATTGGCATCACTGCTACTCTACCTTTAACAAAGAGTATACTACCTAAGAATGTGTCTCCTATATAAATAAAGAAACTATTACTTTGCAGTACGCTTAGTGCAATATCTGAACCATTTGAATCAAATTCTCCACCTTGTTCTTTCGACAAGAGTGTAGCTTTTAACGCAGCTGAACCTTTTGTCAAATCAACTTTAGATTTCGTCGATCGCATTTTATCGCTTGCACCCATAGATTCTTCCTCAGCTTTATAGCCAGGGATAAAGAGTCTAATAAGGCCAACAATCATTGCGGTACCAGACAAAGCAATTCCTACATAACAAATGATACTAATCCAACTAGAACCTTGTTTTAACTTTGTGACTACATTTTTATAACCATAAGTTTCACAGGCGTCCATAAATGAATTGAAATAACTTTCATCACTTAATAACGTGTATTCCATGCGAGGTAACTCGGCTGTCAATCTACCATTGATTTCAACACTGTCAAGTACTTCATCAGTAGTATATTTATGGAAATCCGCATATTTGAAAATATCTAGAGCTTCAATTCCAACATCTTCACAGAAAATTGCAATTTTATCCATATTAGAAAATTTTGCCAGAGACTCATCAGTATATATAAGTTCCATAGCTCTCTGGAGAGCATTCATTCGCTTGATATAAACTTCAGGACCATCAGCAGTTATAAGATTAACAATACGTTGTATTGTAGTGTCAACTTGACTACCAAACATGTCAATGTCTGCTGTATGCTCATTTTGGGCTAATTTTGATTTAAGCGCAAAAGTCATACTTTGTTCTTTAGGCATAGGGAACATTTCCAACATGTGTTTGTCTCTCATTTTAGTATACCTATCTTGAGTTTCTTGGAAAGCTTTGATATTATCTAAATGAAATCTTTTCTTATCTTCATAAAGATCTAGAATTTTAGTCATTAGGGTGTCAAAATCAAAGGGTTCGCCTATAGCTTTACCATTTACGGCAGTATAGTACTCTTGGTGTTTATAATGAGCGGCTCCTTCAATTTTACTATAGTCAAATCTTCTATTCCAATAATCCAACTTAGGATTTAAACAATATTGCGGTTTTGGCACTACAATAATTTGTACATGCAAACGCCTAATTACTGCTTCAGAATCGATAACACTATTAAATTTGAATTGCTTCATATTTGTTGTTCCAATAACTAGTTTTGAATGAAACTTTACATTTCCTTTCATTTCTAATTTGGCAAAATTCAAAGCCATTTCAAAACTATTTATCATTCGTATAAGAGTCATTGGTTCGGCATCAGGTTTACTATCTGTATCCTTTGCTTGAAACATTTCATCAAAGTATGTAACGTGTGTTGTTGGTTGATAACCATCAAAAAAGCTACTCTCACCTTGGTAATTGAAAATGTAATTCTTCCTATTTTCGTTGTAAGCTTTCATTTGATCTGGTGTTAATGTCGAAGCACTAAAAGCGCTACAAATATGTTCCATTAACATAGATTTACCTACTCCTGATCCTCCTTGTAATACAACACCTACAGGCTCTTGACGATTACCAGCAGAACTAATGTTCCTGGATTGGAAATCTTTCATAAGCTTACAAATATTGGAATGGGCATTTCGCAACATGATTATTGCATTAATACTTTTAGGATCAGTTTTTAAACTATTTAATAATACAGCCCCTTCATTACGTAAACTCTCGAGCAACAAATAATTTTCTGTTGTCTTCAAGAAAACACATAAATTTTCACTATCCATAATTCTTTGCACCTGGTTTATATAGAAATCAACCTCGGCCAATTGACTACCAAGAATGGCAATCTTTTCTCTACCTAAGTATTGAACTCTAACATGGTTAACAACACTCTCAACAATTCCAACTAAACCGTCATAGATATCAGAGATACCTCGTTTGGTTCCAGTTAAAGTTGATAATGACCTGTAGATCATATCAAGAGGTAAGTGGTAAGAATTGAAATGGCAACCTAACAAAAATGTCACGATACCAATTACTCCTTCCGACATAGCCTGTTCTTTAACAGCATCAGTTGCTAAGTTTTTTTTAAACATATCTAAGCCTTTAATTGCTTGTGCAATACCTCCCAAGAAATTGGTGAAGTACAGCATTGCGCAAAAAGACATAACTAACAAGGCCATATTAGTATGAGAAGGTTCCCATTTGTATAAAATAGCCATACCAGAAAAGACAAGAATAGACATTAAACCACGAGTGGCTTTATGTGTTATATTTGTCACAGTTTTACTTCTAGATATTGTTTTCAAAATTGACTCAATTGATATATCATTAAGTTTCTCATTTGTGTTCTTTACAGAATCCATGAGACCCTTTATATCCGATATAAGTCCATGTTTGTCTTCTACACCTTCAATAACGTCGTCTATCACATCTTTTTGAAATTTGTCAAAGAAACCTTGTTCCTTAACTGGTTCATCACTAAGTGCAATATCCTCCATCATTGCTGCAAAAATTGATTCAACCATATCAGGTGTTGTTACATCTTTAAGATTAGGATTATTAGTTTGTGCTAACTTTACTAAAAACTCAAAGGGTACATTACCTGTGGTTAAAATGGATTGTGCAAGATTTTCTAACGGTAAATCGCTATTCTCTTTAGAACACTCATGAATGGTATTCATAATTAAACTTGCGAATTTATCAGTATCATCTTGACAAGGGGGATTTGGTGGTAAGATTTTAAAATCAGAAAAATAAGTTCCTGTCTCTTCGTCATGTAAAACATCACTTGGAGAAAGAGATCTTAAGTCTCCATCAAAATAAATCTCTTTGGGACTAGCCACATCACTACAACTTTCATTACTAGAAACATCTGCGCACCTATTTGCTGACGTCGGGGAACAGTGGTTAAAGTTACTATTAATTGTATAATGTGGATCATCTAATTCGAAGTCCGGGTCGTGAGTTTGAAACTCAACAAAATCATTTTTTGTTTCAATGTTAGAAACGTCGCTTTTTGGGATTACATCCCTGCTCAATGAGCATTCTTTTTTCTCAATATCGTTGGTACTTATAGTGACTTTCATATTCATTAATTTTGATCCTACCGCGGCTCCGGGTTCGTTGCAGTTTTAACGGGAAACATAGC